ATCGCAGTTTTGATTGGTGCTCTGACAAACATCTTCATACCATTTGGTACATCTGTTTTGATAAAGAACGCATCTGGGTCAGTTAAAAAGTTATTAACTACGTATCCTTGTGGAATCATCCCCATTGATACTACCGCGTTGATATCATTGTCAGCAGTTCCAACTCTGTTAGCGGACTTCATTAATCTTTCCGCTGTGAATTGTAATTCACTAGGAATGATCATTTTCACTCCTCTAGCTGCTATTTTTAGACCTCTTTCGTCTGTCATTTGAGCAATATCAATAATTGCTTGCTCTAATGATGTTTCGTTAAGATCTGCTGAAGTTGCCAACTCATTTGAAAATGAACCTGCAACAGTTGGGTGATCAGTAGCACATAGCTCCTTACCATCTCCACCTGCGTTTGCAGCATTAAATGCGTTGTTCAACACAGCGGCAGCTTTTACCTGCTTAGTGTTTGCCATAGATCTTGCTAATGCCTTTGTATATCTAGACGCAAGTCTGTCATACAAGTTATCCTCAATCGCTTCTTCAGTGATTGCGAATCCAAGTGCTATGGTTTCGTGATTATAACGAGAAGTGAAAGTCTCTTGTGCATCATCAAATGATATACCTTGACCTTCTGCTTTGACTTGTGCGTTTGCAAATCCAGAAAGCATTACTTCTTCTTCGAATGCTCTGTCTGAATTCTCAACATCGTAAATCTCTGCGTGTTGATTCTCGTATCTTTTGTATTCCAGGCCGAATAAAGCATTTAAACCTGGCTCTAGTTCTTTGACTAGCTGTGAACGTGATATGGCCATCGTCTATCCTCCTTATATGCCTGTTGCCAAAGATCCAACTAGATACTGGTGTAAGTTAACTTTTACGATAACTGAACAGTTCGCAGCTGTTTGATCTTCGTTTTCTGGATCTTCAGCGATTCTAACAATTCTTAATTGCTTCGCAGTTAAAGCTGCTGTTGCAATACTGATTTGTACGCTTGATAATCCTGTTGATGTACTACCTGCAGCAGCAGTTGTTGCATAAGTTTGTCCAATTTTGGATTGTCTTAAAGCAACTGTACCGCCTAGTGTAGCGTCCGTTGCAACGATGTATTCTTGAAAAGGGTCATCGTTGACAAATGCCGTCACGTCTTCACTATTCGCAGGTGTTGTTCCTGTTGGAAAGAAATTACTAAAAGTTGGTTTCTTTGATGTAGCATCTGTGTATGTTACACCATTTAAAGTTCCAACCATAGCAGTTCCAGCAGCAGCAGTAGTTATATAACCACCAGTTGCAGCATGGATATTTACTTTTACAGGTTCACCTTGAAATATATTAGCACCATGACCAGCATCTATTTGGTATTTAGATTGACCTTGAATAGCAGGTGTGTTTCCTACTCTCATTGCCATCTTTAGACCAAACCCTTGACTGTTTTTGTTTGCCATTTTTTTTCCTTATATATTTTTCGTTGGATAGGAATTGCTAAAATTAGCTTTTCTTTGTACCACCGAAGGTTACACGTGTCTGCCTATCTTGATTAATAGGCATACTTGGGTGCTGTTCCTTCATAAGATCGTTGTTTACTGCTTCATCTTTTTCACGTGCCATACGAGCATAATACTCGTCACGTTGTTTTGCGATCTCTTCCGATATCCTTGCCAGCACAAGGCCTCCGCTCCCGATCATACCTGCGTATTTTCCTTCAGTATAGCTGTTAAAATGTTGTCCTGGATAAGCGTCCGCTCTAACCAGTGACCAACCAGCTCTTAATTTATTGGTTATATTGTTTGAGTTGTCTTGACCTCTGACTTCAGTTGCCAACCATCTCTGTCTATAACCGTCTGGCGCAGGTGGTGCTTCCAGAGCATTGGGTGGAGTCCAAACTTTTGGTTTTTCTTCCGCTTGCCTACTTTGGCTTGCGCGAGAGGTTTTTATTGTTTCATCTGTCATATGCTTTTGCCCTCCTTCGCGTATTTTTCTCTTGCATAATCTTCTAGTGACACACCTATTCTTTTAGCAATTGCTACTTCTGTGGGTGTGAGTGACACAGTTTTGTTGCGTCCTGTTGCAGCTGGACGTTTAGCTGAAGCTACAGTTTGAGCAGGTCTTGCTTTTTCTGTAGTAGTATCCTCGACCTTATCAAATTTAGATGGGAATTCAACCCTTAATCTGCGATCTAATTCGTTAAAATATTCGTCAGATGAGCCATCATACCCTTCACTCATAAGATCGTCGTGAATGTCATAAGCAGTTGCCGTCATACCTTTTACCTTACCAAACCAAGATTTATTGTTATCTATCCAATCTTGAGTTTTCTCATCAATAGGTGGTCTTTGTTGTGGCACTGGTTGTTGTTGAATGTTTTCTGTCTGTTGCTTCTCTGGTTGAGATGCTTTCAAATCAGCTAGTCTAGCTTCTTCATAGCCTAATCTTGAGATTTCTTTTTGTGCTTCTACTTCAGCTTTTAAATCTCCGTCCTCTCTAGCCTTTGCTAATTTAGCTTGAGACGCTTGTAAGCCAGATTGTATTCTGCTTTCAACTTCAGAAACATAGTTGGTATCTAATTTTTCTAGTCTACCTTTTAATCTGTCTCTTTCTTCCATTATAATTTTAACGTATGAAGAAACTTCATCTCTTTGTCTTTCAGCTTCTCTTCTTTTAGCGACTTCTTTTCCTATTCTTCGCTTTACATTAAAACCATACTTTTTAATTTCTTCTTCTGAAAATCTTTTTTCTTTTTGTTCTTTTGTTTCTTCTACCGCTTCTTCTTGAACATTAGGCTGCTCATCAGATTTCGTAGATGTATCATCGGTGCTAGCACCGTCTTCAACTTTTGTTTCAATTTGATCTTCATTTGTTTTTTCCGTTTGTTGTTCATTTTCATTTTTAGATTCTTCGATAGGTAATTCAATCTCTGCGCCTGGGCCCGAAGTATCTATATCAACTGTCTTTTCTTGTTCTACCATTTTTCCTCCTTAAATATAATGCAATACAGATTCGGGGTCAGAAATAGTTCCTAACACTTCATCGTCATTTAGTAGTCTAACTTCACCACCTTCTATAGGTAATCTAGAGCCTGCATATCTAGCAAAGATTACCCAATCACCTTCTTTACACCACTCACCTGTTGGAAATTTTTCTGGATCATTGTAACAAAGAGGCCCTAATTTAATTACATAACCGCAATTAGTTGCAGTTCTTAATTTTTCTAAGGATTCTTGTGCAATGATAATACCACCTTTTGTTTTTTCTTTTGGTGTAAAAGGTAATACTAATATTCTCCAACCAGATGGTTGAGGTAATTTTGAAACTAAATCTTTTATATTATCTGGATTTAATGGTTCTTTTTCTTGTTTATCTTTGTATGCTTCTTTAACTTCTTCTGCCCATTTCTCTTCTAAAGCTAGTTTAGTCTTGGGGACTTTCTTTTCCGAGTTCGATAATGTTGTCATCTTTTGTTTTTTGCTCCTTTGGTTCTAGCAGGTTAGAGATTTCCTGTAATATCATTTGGTAGGCATGTGCCTGTCCTAACATATACTTGTATTTTTCCATGTTGTCAACACCACCAGCCACCATCGCATCAGCAACATTGTTATGATTTGTTTTTAAAAATTTTTGTACTTTTTGTATTAGTTCTATATCATTCATGCTTTTCTAGTTTTCCTTATTGATTCTTTACCTTTCTTAAAAATAGCAGCGACTTGTGTTTTACCCATAACTTTGGCACGCTGTTCTCCAACAGTTAAAATTTGGATTTTTCTTGCAAACGGTTTAGATATCTTCTTAACTTTTGCAACAGTCTTACGAGCATCAGTAGGAGTCGCAAACTTAATTCTAACAGTATCTTTAGGATTCTCATCTGTGTAGAGCCTCCTACCAGAGCCTTTAGGCTTTTTTCCCGTTCCCGTTTTTGGATCTGCCACCTAGGACTCCTTTCAATAATTTAGCTTGTTTAGCATGTGTTTTAGAGGCTTTTTGTAAACCTTTCATCACCTTTTTTATTTTTGCTTTTTTCATTTTTTCTCCTTGTACTTTTCTCTCCAATAATTTTTTCTTTCTAGTAATCTAATTTTATATTCTAAGTTATCAATACCTAAAATCTTTTTGATGAGTTTAATCATATTTTAAATTCTTGTAGAACTTGTAGTTTATCTTCTGCTTCAGCTATCTTACCAACTAGCTTATCACACTCTTCAATATGTTGGGGATGTTCACCTATTGCTACAGGTTTTTCTAAATAAATTTTTAAGGTAGCGTCCGCTTCTGAAATCTGAGCGTTATATTTATCTTCTAATGCTTGTAGTATTGCTCTTTTAAAATCTGCCATTTAACATTTCCATCTTCTACGAGCCTGTCTTAGTCTTGAATTAGGATCTCTCGCAGCTTTTGGAAATTTTTTCATTTGGCCTGCGCTTCGCGCACAAAAAGACTTACGTCTCTTGGCAGCTTTAGATCCTGGTTTGACTTTACCAGTCACCGCTGTTTTTAATTTAGAGCCAGGATTTAATCTTCTATAGGCTTTGACCCCAGCTTGTGTCATGCCTGCGCCCGATTTTGTCGAACGAAAATTCTTTTTATTTCTTGGTGGCATCGTGCCTTTTGATAGTTCAACTCTCATCATTAGAAGTAAGTCATCCTTGTCATATCAACAATACCACCAGTTGATTTTTTTGTTCTCTTAGCGAATGTTGCTGCCCTAGAAGGTTTTGGCCCTGTATTAGCTACAGCCTGCTTTCGTCTGACGGCACCCGCACGTTGCCCTTTGGACATCGCTCTTGCTTTCGCAATGGGCACGCATTTTGGATAATTTTTTCTTTTTTCTCCACCACTTCGCCCACACTTCGGGTACGAACCATCGGATCGCTTGTTTGCAATATCGACCCAATTCTCTTTTACCCATGCTCTTAATCCTTTTTTGGCCATTAGACCATCCTAGTTCTTTTTTCTTTTCCTTTTAGGATTGCTCCACAACCTCTCGCTACTGCTCCACCTTTGCTATACATGCCACGCATCATTCCACCACCCATAGCTTTTTTACGGCTACCTTTTTTACCACCTGGTGTAATTTTTCCAGAGCATACTCCAGAAGCATACATGTTTGCATACGCAGAAGGATATACCTTAAACTTACGTTTTGCTGCAGCTTTACCTTTAGGACACAACTTTGCCATTATTTTTTCTTCTTCATTTTTTTCTTTTTAGCAAGATACGCTTTTAAACCTGCGTTTATCTTACCGCCTTTTTTTGCTTCTACTCTTCCAAGATCTTTTGCACCTTTTCCGTCAGCAGCAAAGAAAGGAACTTTTTTTCCGCCTTTATTTACCATTTTTAATTTAGCCATTATTTTTTTCCTCCGTTTCTAAATATTTGTGTTCCCTTTATACCATAAATACTCGCCACGACAAGGATCCACAAATTCGTGAACCAGGTCGGCAGCTGCTGGAACTGTTCAAAAAACATTTTTATCTTATCTGCTGCACCAGGATCGTCCGAGAAGACCCCCCAAGCGATCACCAGGATTGGCGCGGTGAGTACAAGCAAAACGAATTCGTCCTTCCAATCTGATTGTCTTGCTTCTAATAATTTACCTTGATAAGCCTCTTCGCCTTTTGCCATTTTAGCAGCATGCATGTGTTGAGCATCTGCCATAGCCATCTTAGTCTCTTGACGTTTCTTATAAATGTGCGTAGCAGCGTTTAAGCCTAACTTTAAAGCACTAAACCACATAATTAAAACAGTTTAGCGTTTCTTTTTTTCTCTGGTAACATACTTTTTTGGCCTCTGACCGCAAAAGTTTGTGTTTCTTGTGGATTTGTCATCTCAATTTCAACTCCACCAGTTTTAAAACCATCTTTGTTGATAAATTTTGAGTGATTTACCTCTACTTTACCAGCATCCTTTGCTTTTTTCATGTTTTTCTCCGTTTTTTATTTTTTCCAGCTTCAGAAAGTGCAATTGCTAGTGCTTGTTTTCTAGATTTTACCTTCTTATCTGATTTACCAATGTTCAACTTACCTTTTTTGAACTCCTTCATAACCTTTTTAATCTTTTTTTCGCCTTTTGTCATCTAAATCTTAGTTACTCGGTATAGTCTTACTTAAAACTGTCTTTTCTATAGAGGTATCCGCCCTTAAATTTGCTAACTCTTCGTTCTGTTCACGTTTTTCTTCTTGATTTATTTGGTTGAGTAAAGTTTTTAGTCTATCTAACTCTAATCTGTTCTTATCATCCTGACCTCTTCTAAAGTTTTCCATCTGTCTGATGTCTAATTCTCTAGATCTTAACTTAGCTATAGGATCATTATCAAATTGTGATGTAATTTTCTTCTCTTCTTCTGCAAAGTCACTCATAATCTCTGCAACAATTTTAGCTTTGTCCGCTTCAAACTTCTGCATTAGTGCAGGATCTTTTTGTAACATCTGCATTCTATCTGCATATTCTAATTCTACTTGTTCTTGAGCCATCAAACTTATGTGCTCTAAAATATTTTTATCTAATGCAGCCATAACCATAGGATTATTTCTTGCAATATTAGTAGACATGAATTGTAAGTGTGCTGTCATATGCGCTCTATGATCTTGACCACGCATCGCTTTGAAAGGTTTGTTTGATAACGCATCAATGTGTTCTAATGCAGGATCTTTTGGCCCTTGGGGAGCAGGTCTTGGTAAAATACGATCTATATTTTTTACACCTAATGCTTCATACATTTGACGATATGCATTGTATAGATTATGCATTTGTGGTTGTGAACTAGCTAATTGTAATTCTGTTTGTGCTAGTGTTATTCTTTGTGTTTGTGAGAATATGTTTGGATCAGCAACAGGAAGTATATCTACATTCTCGTTAAAGTCTTGCATCTTAATAAACCTCGAACCACCGACCACGTCATACGGATAAGATCCTGGTAAGTATGTTGCAAAACATTTACCTAATAATTCAAACTCTTGTTTTAAACCAACGTACATTCTTTTGTGGATAGCTGACATGACCCTCGAACCACGTTCTAATAATGCCATAGTTGTACCCACTGCACTTCTTTGATTACCATCACCAACTTGCATATCTGCAATGCTAGCGAATCGTTGACCTGCTTGTACAACAATACCCATAAGTTGGAGGAGCGTGGTTGATGGTTCTTTAAAAGGTAAAGTCATAAACGCTTCTCTCAAGTTACCACCTGGTGCATCTACATCTCTAAACTCACCTGGTTGTATTGATTGTGCATCGTCTCTGATT